TGAAAATCTTCGTGCAGCACTTGACGATGCAGATAAATGGTATGAGCTGTATCTTGGTCAGAAGTTTGCCAATGAACGGCTTGTTAAGGAAATCAATCAGCTCAAGGCAGAGCTGTTGAAATCTGAACAACATTATCTTATAGCTGCAGAGATGTTAGAACAAGAATGTAATCGAAGGAATTTGGTAAATGGCTAAGTCTGCATTGAAGGTTGGTCGCACCAAAAAAGTCAAACGTGCAACCAAATCTGAAACCTATCTAGTCAATTGGAAATATCTTGGTGAAGAGCCAAAGAACGTGACAACCAAGGTTGAGCTGCTTCGAGCGCTTACCTGGTACAATTACATGACAGAGAACGAAGAAGCTCGTCAGTACATTAAGGATTATTTTAAAGCAGACAAGCTAATGCAAAGGATTGTTGAAAAGATTCCAGAAAGTAAGATCCCTCTTACTGCTGCATGGCTTTGTCGTATTGCCACCAATCAGAATCGTGATCTTGAGCCTAACGATTGGGTTCGTGTAAATGAAGACATTAAGATTGCTGTTGGTCATTACGTTGAAGAAAAGCCTAAGAAGGTCGTTGACAAGCCTTCTATCCAAGATCGTGTCAAAGATCGTCTAAACGACATTATCGGTGACATTGAGGTTCTTATTGATCAGGGAACGCCATTCTCTCTTTATGATTGGTTGAAGAAGAATGAGATTCCTGCAATGTATGCCAATAAGATTGGTGACTATTATGGACCAGTCTGGGGTGAGCTTACTATGGCTCAAACTGATCCAGCAATTGCAGAAGGCTACAAGCATTTGACAGCAAAGCAGCTTAAAGAGAAAGTTGCATTCTATTTGAATTTGTTGAATGATTGTGAGCGTTATGGTGATAATACTAAGAAAGCTCGCGTTCCTCGTAAGAAGAAAGCACCTTCTGCTGAAAAGCTATTGAAATTCTTTACATATCAGAAAGAAAGCAATGAGTATAAATTACAATCGAGTGACCCAGCAACGATTATTGGTGCTCAAGAACTTTGGACTTTCGATACTAAGAGTAATAAGCTCACGGTCTTTCGTGCTAGGGGTCCTGCAGGGCTTACTATTAAGCGCACTGCTATCGATGGTTTCGATGTGGATAGCTCACTAACAAAGCGAATTGGACGTAACACAGAAGAGACCTTAAAGAAAGTTCTTTCTGGTGGTAAGATCGTGTTGCGCAAATTAATGGATGAAGTTAAATCAGAACCTACCAACTTTACGGATCGGATAAATAACAATACCGTAATCCTTAAGGTGGTGAGGTAAATGACAGATAATATTATCCAATTTCCAAGCAAGAATCTTTCTCAAATTTTTCCTACCAACATTGATGAGTCCCTAGATCACATTGAAGAAATCCGTAAAGATTACTGCGATGAAGTATGTGAAGATGCTGTTGAAGCAGTATTCTCTGTATTTCAATCATATGGAATTTTTGTAAAGCCGGATGAAGATTCTATTAAGAATATTGTGTTCATGGAAGAATCTATTAAATCGCTATTATATTTAATTAAAAAAGTACCCCATGGTTTTCAAGAAATAGCAGAAACATGCGTGACAATTGATGGGGATGCTAAAAAAGAAATGGAAAAATTAATTGAAGAAAATAGTTGATCTAATTGATTATTTGCTATACAATTAACTTACTATTAAATTATGTGAAAGTGTATATTATGATTATACTAGATTTTAGTCAAGTGATGATATCAAACTTGATGATGCAATTGGGAAACCATACGAACACCCCCATTGAAGAGGGATTATTTCGTCATATGGTGATCAATTCATTGCGTTCTTATAAACAAAAGTTTTCTGATGAATATGGTGAAATAGTTATTGCTTGTGATGATAAAAACTATTGGCGTAAGCAGGTGTTTCCTTATTACAAAGCTAATCGTAAAAAGAATCGTGATGCCTCTGAAATTAATTGGACTCATGTATTTGAATGTTTTAATAAGATTAAGCAGGAAATAAAAGATAATTTTCCATATCGTGTATTGCAAGTAGAGTCGGCGGAAGCAGATGATATTATTGGTACGCTTGTTGCAGAACATGGAACAGATCTCAATGGCCCTCTTAAGATTTTAATTTTATCAGGTGATAAAGATTTTGTACAACTACAAACATATGGCAATGTCAAACAATATGATCCTGTTCGTAAAAAATGGATTGCACACAATGATCCTAAAAGATTCCTTTTTGAGCAAATTTTAAAGGGGGATACTGGCGATGGCGTTCCAAATGTATTGTCTCCTGATTCTGTGTTTGTTAGCAATGGAAGACAACGTCCATTAACTCAGAAGAAAATTGATAAGATTTACAGCGATGGTGGCGTAATGCTAGATACCTTGGCTGATCGCAACTTTATGCGTAATAAGCAAATGATCGATCTAACAATGATTCCTGACAGTATTAAAAAAGAAGTAATTACTAAATACGATGAAGAGTCAGGAAAAGATCGTAGCAAATTGTTCAACTATTTTATTGAGCACAAATTGAAACTCCTTATGGAAAATGTTGGTGAATTTTAATATGTCAAATTTTGTTTTTAAAATGCATTCTGTATCTGCATTGTTAACTGAGATTAATAGCTTGAAAACTAAGGATGCAGTAGTGCAAGCTCTCATAGTCAATGGACACCCTGTTTTAAAAAATATTTTAAAGTATATGTGTGATCCTACAATTAAATTCCTTTTACCTGAAGGAACTCCTCCTTACAAAGCTAGTATATTTAAAGAGCCTAAGGCGCTTCTAGCTGAGGCTCATAAGATTTATTTGTTTGTTGAAGGAGGCAATCCTAACATCAAACCTTTAAAGAGAGAGCGTCTTTTTATTGATATTTTAGAATCAATTGACAAAGAAGATGCAGAACTACTAATTGCTATGAAAGACAAAATAAATCCATACAAGTACATCACACCAGATATTATTAACACAGCATTCCCAGGGTTGATTGCGAAATGAATAAGACGGAAAAATATCAAAAGTATGATATTAAAGATAAAAAAAAGATTTTTATTGAAGAAGAAAATCTTACATTTAAAGATATTAAAAGAGAAAAATATCAAAAGCAATATCGTAACTACGAAAATGCTTTAAGATCTAAGAATTTAGATCGATTAATTTCCTATGATGAAGATCAATAATATGAGTAATGCGCTGTTTGCATTATGTTATACTGTAATAACAGGTATAATTGCAACATATTATTGGATAGAAGGAAATAAAAGAGGTGTTAGTGAAACTGTAAAATTAATTATGCAGCACGAACCAGAAGCATTATTCAGACTTAAACCAAAACTACAGGAAATGTTAAATGTCACAAATATTAAACAGTAATCCACAAGTAACCACTAATGTTATTGATGAATACTACAATCCTCGCAACTTGACTGAAAAAGCACATTTGCAAGATTTAGTAGAAGAAGAAATGAGAGCCAAAGGACTAGATCCCCTAAATAAGGTTGATGTTCAAAAGTATTGGGCATCTAAGGGTGTACAATTGAATGGCTAATTACACATTCTACGATAAGAAAACTAAAAAAGAATCTATCATAAGCATGCCTATGGCAGAGCTAGATTCTTTTAAAGACTCACACCCTCATTTAGAGCAACAAATCACCTCTCCTTATATTGCTGATCCAACCAGACTTGGGCTTAGAAAGCCTGATTCTGGTTTTCGTGATGTGTTAAAAAGAATTAAAAGTGCAGGCGGCAAGAGGAGTACTATTAATACTTGGTAAATTTTAAGAGGTAACCTATGGAAAGAATCTCTCGCGCTGACAAAAGAAATCAAAAACAACAGAAGCGTCAAGAACAACAGAAACAAAGAAACAACCTCGAACTTAAAACGATACAGCCAAAAACAAAAAACCAGGAGTTAATTTTTAAAGAATTTATTAACGGTAAGAATCTCCTCATTCACGGCTTGCCAGGTACAGGTAAAACTTTCCTATCCTTATACATGGCATTATCAGAGTTAGAAGACTATCGAGACTACCACAATGTTATGATCATAAGATCAGTTGTTCCATCGAGAGACATGGGATTCCTTCCAGGTTCCATTGCAGAAAAATCAAAGATATACGAAGCACCTTATAAGTCTATCTGTGCCGAATTATATGGCAGAGGAGATGCTTACGAAGTACTAAAACAAAAAGGCATTATTGCTTTTGAGACCTCGTCATTTCTTAGAGGAATGACTTTGGACAATTCTATTATCATAATAGATGAATGTCAAAATATGACATATTCGGAACTATGCACAATCATTACTAGAGCAGGCAATAACACCAAGATAGTTTTTTGTGGTGATTATAGACAAACTGATCTAAAATGGGATGATGAGAAGTCAGGCATTTTCCAATTCATGAAGATCCTTCACAGAATGACAAAATATTTTTCTTGCATTGAAATGCTAGAAGATGATATTGTAAGATCTGGTCTTGTAAAAGATTTTATTATTAAAAAAATGCAACTTGAAAATAACACAAGAGTACCAGTACATGCTGCAACAAGTTATAGCCCAGCGCAAGCACTTCACGCACCTCCCGCAAGAGATCCGTGAAAGTAGCGAACTAGAACAGATAAACACAGACACCGGTAGGTACTATAAAACACCTACCGGTGTTCTCTATCCTTCGGTAACAACAGTAACAGGATTACTTGGTGCAGAAGGTATTAAAGCCTGGCGTAGAAAAGTAGGCGAAGAAGAAGCTACAAGAATATCAACACAAGCATCCATTCGTGGAACTCGAATCCACCAATTATGTGAAGATTATCTTAATAATGATGATATTGATGTATCCAAATACTCATATCAAGATGCCAGTAATTTTTCACTACTAAAACTTGAATTAGACGCCAACCTGGATAACATTCATCTTCAGGAAGTCAGGTTATATTCAGATTATTTAAAGATGGCAGGCACGGTAGATTGTGTTGCTGAATGGAAAGGTAAACTTTCTATCATTGATTTTAAAACAGCAAAAAAAGCCAAGAATAGATCGTACATTACAAATTATTTTTGTCAGGCATCAGCCTATGCCGTAATGTATGAAGAGAGATATAATATACCCATAAGTAGAATTGTAATTCTTATTTCCGTCGACGATGAATATCCCCAGATTTTTGAAGATAGAAGAGATACATATATTAAACCTTTAATGG